GCTTGACCACATCCACACGCAGAGCACCGGTTCCCTCCTTGGGAGCCAATACAAAACGGCGAAGCTGGTCGGGATTGATGTCCCTTGCCAGCGCCGCCGTCTGCCATTCGTTATAAAGGTCGATTGCTCCGCCCACACCCTCAATGGTCTGGATCGTGGCGGCTTCATCGTCCTTGGTGCAGTAATACTTGATCTCGACCTCGTACTCCACCGCCGCAGGAGCGAGGACCTGTACAAAATCGGTCATGGGTCGCAGCTTCTCGCCGCTGACCGCCGCGAGGATCTTCTGCAAGGTCTCCTCATCGGGGAGTTCGCCGCCGCGCATCAGCGGATAGAGGTTGACCGTGTTCGGCTCATCCTCCGGGCAGTCGATAGCCACATCCACAATGTCGCTGTCAGCAGACAGGACAAAGTATCTGTAGCCGCTCTCTGTGCCTGCGGTGGACATAGCGGAGGGGGCGAGGCGGATGCGCTCACGCAGACGATCATCGCCCTCTGTGGTGTACGGTTCGCCATCGTCACCGCCGCTGGAAATGGTTATGTTCGATACCCCGGAAATGTAGGGGATCAGATCAACCAGAGTTGCCACCGTCCCAACGGTAAAGCCGTTGTAGTCTGCGCCGCCCGTGGTACACACAGCGGACACATCCACATAGCTGTCACCGGCGGACAGTACCACCGTTTCCACGGTGGCGAAATACACACTTCCATCGTTGGTGATCCTCGTCCCCTCGGGGATGATGATGTTCTCCGTGATGGGTGTGGAAACTGTGAAGCGGAACACCGCCGCCGCACTTGCCGGGGCAAGCCGTACAACCTCCAGCCGCTCACCGATGGCATCCAGCACATTCCCTCTGGCATAGCGCAAAGTGCGCTGCTTCATCTTGTCATTGAACTCGCTGTAAAGCGATACGAACACAGCCACAAGAGCCTCGCCAAAGATGCGCCGCTCATCGCCGGGGTACAAAGCCTCATCGCAAGCATCCATCAGATTGCCGATGATCGCCGTGTACAGCTTCGCGCTGTCGGTCTCCACAAAATTGATATCATTCGCCACGGCTTACACCTCCTTAACCGTTAAATCTGCGTTGATGTCATAGCTCTTGGTGTCCTCGGAATAGGAAACGCCGATGCTGTTCACATCGACACGAGGCTCGTAGGTTTCCAAAAGCCATGTTGCATCCTGTATGATCTTCGCCTCCGCATCGGGCGTGGGGCGGTCAATGGTGCGTGGATCCATCCCCTTGACGCGCTCATAAGGCACTTCGCCACGGAACAGCCGCAGGAGATTGTCCGCGCACACGATGGGATTGCCATTGCCGCTCTTTCTCATATTGCACTCACCGTCACATTTCCCGGCTTTAATGCCGCTCTATCCATGGCGCTGGCGGTCGCAGTCATAGCCGCATCCTTGCCGCCAGAGCCGGACTTGCCATCGGTCAGCTTGGAGGACTTACCATCGGAATACTCCTCAAGAGTGATCGATACTGTTGCCTTGAGGAATTTACCGCTATTGGAGAGGATGATATCCGAGGTTGATACATCCGTGAGCATCATCTTCTCCGCTCCGAACCGCTGACCACCAATGAGCAGCGGATAAGCCTTGCCCAGCTCGTCCTCCCATTGCTTGATCTGGTCGCGGGGGTCCATTCCTGCCGCAGCCAGATAATCGACAGAAAAGCTGATCGGTCGCAATTCGCGACCTCTTGTGTTCGTGGGTTGCGTTCCGCTGGTGTCGTTCTCGCTGTCTTTCTTCAAAGTCAGAGAGGTAGAGAGGCCAGTAAGTACGGCAATCCTTTGTGCTGAAACGAGGAAGCCTTTCGGCCCCCATCGTGCCATATATCCCATGTGTTATCCCTCCTAATTCGGGGTCGGCGATGTGCCGTGCGTATGGCTGTTGTAGCTTGCCACTCGTCCGGTGATAAGGTCGCCCTCGATGATCTTCACATCCCCGGTGACGATCTCCACGCCGTCCCAGACCTTGTGATTCCACTCGCCATCCATCCGGGCGAGGACAACGCCGGTATTATCCTCAAAGGCCGCATAAGCCACAGGCATACCGACCTCCAAGCACTCCCACAGGAAGAACGGCACGACCAGCTCCGGTGTCACCACCTCGCCCAGATAAGGCTTGATGCTGGCTTTCTTTCCACCCTCATACAGGGCGGAGATTGTTCCTTTACTCACCATATCAATAACCCTCCAATGGCCTGCGGAAAAACACCTTACTTTTTCCTTGGCTGTAGTCGTTCCTCAGATGGTCGATGAATACCGTCCCATCCCATGAGGGGGCGCGGACATTTTTCAGATCCACGGTGGATGCTGCTGCATACCCTGTCATAATGGGAGTGCGGACATAGCCACCACAGCATCCTTTGTTTGCCGCTCTGAGCAGCCCACGGGCAAATCTGGCGGCTTCTGCGCTGCTACCAATATGGAAACTAGGGGCAGGCTTCAAAACGCGCCCAGAGCCGTTCTGAGCGGCGTATTCGCCTGTGTATAATCCATTCTCGATGAGACAGGAGCCGTAGAGGTCTGCGCGGCGGTCAGAATAGTCATAATCGCCGTCCTGTGTGACCTCAAGTGTCTCGATGGGCGCTTGGCTCTCCATGTAGCTCTCCGAATACAGGACGAGGGTCTTGTCATACACAAGAAAGGCACAGCCCTCAAGCTGTGCCCTCCTGTGCAGGAAATGAAAATCGCCCTCATTCGATTGGAGCAGATACGGATAGAGCTGATCCGTCACGCCGTAGCTTTTGAAGCCGAGGCCATTCTTTCCGGCGATCTCTGCCCCGATCTGGAGCAGCCGCGCCTTGTTCCATGCCTTATCCCGCTTTTCAAAGCCGGTGGCAGGAGCGGACTGCGCGGTGATCTCATACTTGCCGTTCTTGGGTGTGGCAGAGGTGACGAACATCGTCCCCGTGCCGATTGCACCATAATCAATCTTGATCTCGTCCCCGATGGCCGGCGCCCATGTGTCCCACATATTGTCCACATCGTTGACACACAGAAACATGGTGTCAGACTTGCCGGCGGCGTACATATCGTGATAACAGCGATTGATAGATACGCTCTCGGTGATGTCCACACCCTTATAGGTAATCTGGATCATGCGTCACGCCTCCACGGGGGCAGGCTCTCCGGCAGCGCCACGGTGGACACATCGGGGATGGTCAGAGACACGCCTGCCTCAAAAATGATGGTGGTGCAATGGTCGGGGTTGGCCTGAATGATGGCACTCGCCAACTTCTCGTTGTCGAAGTATTCCAGAGCCAGAGCATCGAAAGTATCTCCGCTCACGGTTGTATGGATCTTAGGCATATACAGGCTTCCCCCTCTCAATCAACCATTTTTCGAGCATATCAAGGAACTCGGGGTACTCTGCCTCGATAGCCTCCATGATGCTCTCCCTGTCAGCATTGCCATGAACGGTAATGTTCGGGGCAAAAGACACGCCGCCCATATCGTAGTATGTGCCGCCGCTGTCTCCGCCGAGGGAGAAGTCAGAAGCATCCGCACCCAGCATCCGACCGGCCTCTGCCCAATAGGAGAGGTTGGCGCTGCGGTATGCGGGGTTAAGGCTGATGATATACTCGTTGGGATAGTTAGGATCTTCACCAGCGATACTCAGACCGTTGGTAATACCGCCGGTGGCGTAGCCGTTGACCTGCGCCGCCTCTGCGACCTCTCCGGAAGTGTCGCCGAAAATCAGATCAACAACCCAATTCAAACCGTCCGCGACCCATCCAACGACCTGAGAGATCCAGCCAATGATTTCACCGAGTACCGGCGAAAGCAACGACAACAGATCAAACACAGGTTGCATGGACTCAAAAATGATGGTCAACAGAGGCCCGATCAAAGGCAGTAATGCTTCTGCGATCTGCATAAGCGGCTCCAAGAGCGGCAAAACAACATCGTTCAACAGCATCAAAGCCAAATCGAGAATGGGCGTGATGATCGGCATAAGGTTCTCCAAAAGAGAAAGCAGAACGGGGAGAATCGCATCCAACAGCTTCATGAGCGTAGGCAGAATGGCGAGCAAAATAGCCGACAGCGCAGGCAGAACAGCCTGTACGATCTTCATTATCGGTGGGAGCAACTGCTGCACCAAAGAAAGCAATGGCGGCAGAAGCTCGCTGATAAATTCGGACAGCAAAGGCAGAATTGCACCCGCCAGCTCTAACACCATCGGCATTATGGTGGGGATCACATCCATGATTCCATCGAGGAACATTGTCACAAACGGCAATGCCTCCTCCGTGGTCTGCTCGATGATCGGCCCCAACTGCTCGAACAGATCCCCGATAACCGGTGCAATGTCGGTGAACGCATTTGCGATGGTGGTTGCCATCGGCAGGAGCGAAACTTCCGCCTGCCTCTTGACCGCCTCGAACGCATCTGTCATGTTGTCATACTTCACATCCATAATGCCATCCATGGCATTCTTCGTGTCGTATGCACCGTTCTTCATATCGAGCATAGCAGACATGGCTTCTGTTCCGAGATCTTCCCATTGTGTACCGAAAAGCTCAACACCGATAGCATCACGCATAACCTCATCTTCCATCGCCATAAGCTCAGAAAGAACAGTCTGGAAAGCCTTTGATGCACCATCACCACCGGCGGCGAATGTTGCCATCATCTTGTCGGCATCCATGCCGAGGCTTTCAAAGGCGTGTGTGGTGGTTTTGCTTCCGTCAATGGAACGGATGGAGAACTCCTTTATCGCATCACCAACCTTGTCCAGATTCCACGCGCCAGAATCCGCACCCTGCTGGAAGATGTTGAACATATCATCAGCAGAGAAGCCCAGCTTGGAAAATTGGACAGAATACTCGCTGATGCTGTCAATCAGTTCCCCCGAATAGTCGAGACCATTCTGGGCGCCAGCGGCGATCATGCTCATAGCATCCTCGCCACTAATGCCGAAATTGGTCATCATGGCTTTTGCCGCTCGGGCGCTTTCGGAAATGTCATAACCGAAAGTATCACTCAAGGCATAGGCGGCTTTTGTGGTTTCAGCAAGAGCATCCTCTGTCAGACCGGTTGTGCGGTAGACCTCGGACATTCCGTTTGCCACATCCTCCATGCTTTCGCCGAAGTTTGCGGCATAGACCTCTTTCATCACATCGCCCATGCCTGCCAGTTCGTCACCGACCAGCCCGGTAGATGCTGCCACATCGTTGAGTGCAGAATTATAGGCATCGCCCAATTTGGCCAACGACCCGACTGCCTTGCCGACAGCTACCGCGGTGCCAACGCCAATCGCTCCAATCGCACCGCCGACAGCCACAGCCTTGAGGTTTACTCCCTCGAGTTTCTCAGATACCTTGTCGAGGGATTTGCCAAGGGTCGGGCTGATTTCGCCCGCGATATTGATTACAGTTTCAAGAACTTTTCCCTTGTTTGCCATAGCCTCACCTCCTATCTTCGATAGCGCTTAGGCTTATGTGCTTTGGGCTTATTTGCTTTGGGTCTCGGAGCGTTTGTTTTCTTCTCCTTTTCGTCCTCTATGGCTTCTCGCAATTCAGTCAAGAAGTCGACCAGCCTCATTCCTCCGACTTCGCGGACGCTGCAATGGAAGTGTTGGGCGTAGCTTCGGACTGCTCTTCGGAGCTGCTTTCCTTGGAGGGTTCCCCCCACTTCCTGTAGATAAAAAGCATTCCAATGTCAGTCAGTTCCAGCACATCGTAACCCTTGATGCGCTCCAGATCGGAAATATCAACCTCGGGCATTACGGCAGTAACAGCCATCATACCGAGATAGAGGTGGAGCGCATAGTCACTCTGGCGCATCTTGAATGTGACAGCCTTGCTCTTGTCCAGCGCAGCACTACGGGAGCAGGCTTCGGAGAACATAGCCGCCGTAATTTCCATGGGGTCATAAAAAAGCTCGGTGACCAGATTGCCATTCACCTTGATAGGCTCATCGAGTTTGAAAGATTTCTTGCTCATAAAATTTCCTCCTTTTAAAAAAACCCCCGCCAATTACGGCGGGGGTTATCGTTTTACAGTAAATTCTCGGCGTCTGCGTAGTCTACGCCGTTGATTCGGCAGATGCCAGCAAAGCGGTCAATGAGCCACATTTCTTCGCCATCAACAAAAAGCTGAAAGCGGCGGACAGAATAACTGTTCTCCGTTTCGCTGGGATCTCCAACCGCCACGCCGATACCGGGGATCTTCTTGGAATAGGCGCTGATAAATGCCTTGAAACCGACTTTCTTCGCGTTACCTTCCGCAAGGTTGACGGTCTGAACGCCGCGGATCTCGATCTTTCTGTTTCCGGGCTGAGACATGACAGCGACATTCCTGTCGATGCCATTTTTCCGAATGACCAACTCCATGTCCTCAAGGCGCGACCAGTCAGGCAGCGACATCGGTCCCATTGCCTGGATCTCATAGGTGGTGGCAGCGATCTCAGGAAGATCGACACCATTGTCACGAGCGCAGAGAGCGCCATCGAAGTACACAGTGTCCGCAGACACCGGTCCACAAATAGGAATAAACAGATCTGCCATCTCTTACACCTCCTCGAAATAGCTGTCGAAGCCAGCGGTGGAATACGCCACCTTGAGAGTGCCGGACTTGAAGGGAGGCGTGGGAGTACCCTCGAAGTTCCACACGAAGTTGCCCTCGATCAGATCATTGGTGCTGTTCTCGCTCTCGCGGAACTCCACAACAGGCTTGCCGATGAAAGCGCCCTGTGCTGCCAGAGCGTCCATCTTCTCCTGTTCGTGGTTCTGGATGGTGTCCTTGAGCGCACGGGTCATAGGCGCGTCAATGGTGAGCGCATGATCCCGCTGGAAGCTGTTGGACACATACATCATCATGCGGATGCTGTTGTCAAAGATGTTGCGGTTGTCGGTCACCGCGCCATAGGTGTAGGCGGCGGTGTGAGGACCCCACAGCACCCACAGACCACCCCAGAAGATGATGGTGGAGATGCCGGCCTCGTTCAGCTCGTTGGCTCTCTGCTGGTCAAAACCTCTGTTCTTGCTGTCAGCACCGAAATACTGCGCAGCGATAGGCACAGCCTTGTTGGAGGGGCTTTCCATGGGGATACCGGCATGCTCGGCATCCACCAGCAGGGTACGCCATGCAGCGAGGACGGCGGCATGGTAGATGCGACCGCTGGTGTCCTTGCCCTTGGGCCACCATACCTTGGTGCGCTCGTTGGTATAGCCGTTGTCGGTGCACCACTTCTTGGCGGCTTCGATGGTGTCCACTGCGCCGCTATCATCGGCGAGAGGAATGTCGCCATAGACGAACGCATCCCAATGACCGTTGATCTTGGTACCGGCAACGATCATCGCCTCATAGACAGCAGGCTTGTCGCTCCAACCGGGGCAAACGATGAGGTTGGGGATGATGTTCAGCTCGGGATAGACCAGACCGACACAGCCCAGACCGGAATACTCACCGCCGGCGGTCACGCCGCCGATGATGTCCTCCTCGGTGATGAGGGAGGGATCGACCTCGGAATAGGTGGCGGCAACAGAGCCGGTGATGGGAGTATCGCCAAGGCTGGCGATAATCACCTGTCCCTTGGTGAAATCGTAGTCGATGGAGAAGTCCACGCCCTCCACCTTTTCAGCCAGCACCAGAGTGTCCAGAATGATCTTGTCGCTGTCGATGGTCGCACGACCATTCACGAAAGCCAGATCCTTTGTGGTGTCCTGTGCCTTCTTGTGGATGGCGGGGTCGAGGACATTGATAGCAACGATGGGGCCAACACCGCCGGCGGCGTTGTTGAAATGCAGCTGGAACGCTTCGCACAGGTCGAAGTCATCCCAGTTGTCGGAGTAACCGAAATAGCGCTTTGCGGCATCGTAGTTTGCCAGCTTCACAGGCGCATTGACATACGCCTCGAAGCCGCGCACGAGGTTGATCGGGGCAACACCCACATAGACAGCGTTTGTACCGCTGCTCGTGACCGCCGCGCCGATGGATCTCGCAAACTCGCCGTAAGTGCCGTGTTTGTAAGCCATAAATGCGTTACCTCCTTAGAGTAAATTTTGATGTTCTTCGTTGTTCCGCACCAGCGGACAGGTCACGCGGAAACTCATCCACGCAAACCATGTGGGGTAAAGATCGGGGATGCTCTCCTGCTCGGTGAGCGGGCCATACTTGACGGAGACTGACCGGTCGATGATGTAACCGCCGATATAATCCACGCTTTCAACAGCCCTCAGAGCAATGTCGAGGAAGTTCCACGCATCCCTCCAGCCGTCTCCACGGCGTTTGAAATACGCATCAGCTTCCGCACCATCCCAACGAACAGAGCCGCCTTTCCCATTGGGGAGGAGGCGGTCTTTTCCGTGCTCTCCTGTGTCCCATGTGGAAAAGCAAAACTGCACATCAACAGCCCGGTTGCTCCCTGCCATGCTGTCCTCACCGCCTGTCACCCTCACGCAGAGCGAGGGGAACGGCGCATGGACATTCGGGGGCAGCTTTTCCGTGGTGGGGACATACATAGGAAAAGCCGCAGGGGTAACGAGTTTGTACTCGTACCCCTCGGCTGTCGGTGCTTCCAGATCAGTAGGAGGCTGTTTCAGTTGGATGCAGTCGCAGATGTTATTCCGCGCCCACTCGGTTACGGTGTCGATCAGACGGACAACAGACATACAGCCGCCTCCTTATCCTGTGATAGTCTCGCGCAGGACGATGGTCGCCATGCCCATGTCTTCCTGCCAGTCATCGATGATGCACTCTCTGCCATCGACTGTGAGCGATGCGCCCGGAGCGCGGCGGGGCGGAAGATCCTCCGCTCGGGCATAAAAAAGGGTGGCACTTTCAGCCACCGCAAGATCCTGCCCACCCTGCCGCTTTTTCAGCTCGTCATTGTCAAGCACGATGAGAATTGTCTTACCCTCGATGCGACATCTCTCGCCGAAAATCTCCGGGTCGAGGAACACAGCGGAACGGTCAGCCGCCACCATGTCCTTGAAGCCGCCCATTACTGCACCGCCTCGGAAGGGTCAAAGGTGGGAGCATCCTCACCCTTGGCAACGGTGATCTCGCCATCCTCATTGACCTCCACGCCTTCGACCGTGTTGGCCTCGATGTGAGCATCCAGAGCCGCGATCATGTCAGCCTTGCTCATGCCGACCTTGAAGGTCAGGCCGCACAGCTTGCCGATCTCGCGCAGCTCCTTTGCGGAAGTCTCCTCACTGTATGCAGGGATGGCGGTCACACCATCGGGGAGATCAGTGATCTCGCCATCCTCGGTGATTCCCACAGCCTCACCAATATACTTGGCGAGACCCAGATCGACCAGACGAGCCTCATGCTCGGGGGTGGAGCTGAACGGCTCGGACTCCTTCGTCTTGGGGACAACAATACCGTTGACCAGTACGCCGGTCTTGCCGGCGATCATCTTAATCATGCTGCGTTCCTCCTTTCATGCGCTGAGCTTAGCCCAGCACAGTCGCAGTAATGAAGGGGTTCTTGGTGCGAGGCACCAGCAGAGGACGGCTGGAGACGGTCAGACGGCGACCATCCTCGTTTGCCCAATACTGAGGCACACGAGCGCCCATGTAGGTGTGGAACTGGTGGTCGGTCTGCTCCATCTGGGTAACAGCACCGCGCAGCAGGCGACCGGAACCGGGAGCGGTAACGCAGATCTTCTTCTCGGGAACATAAGCGGTCACCTTGCCGGTCTCCTCATCGATGTAAGTGCCGTCATAGGTCAGCAGATCGATGTTGCGGCCACGGATGTTCAGAGTGCCCAGACGAGCTGCGCCCTGGGGCAGTTCCACGGGGTTGATGCTGCCGACATTGAAGCGCTGCAGATCCATGACCTTTCTGATACCCTCGTTCTTCATCAGAACATCAGCAACATCGGAACCGATCAGAACCTCGGTGGCGTTGTTGCTCTTGCTGGTCAGCATGAGAATCATCTGGTGCAGGTCAGCATAGATTGCGGCATCGTCAGCAGCATTCCACAGGGTGGAGGGGGCATAGACAGCATCGTTGGTGCCATCATAGAAGCGCAGCTCGAACTCCTCGAACTCGCCCTCGCCGTACTTGTCGGCATACTGCTTCAGCACATAGCCGTTGTTGAACAGGCACTGTGCGGCGATGTACTCCTCGCGGTTGGTGTGCATCTCATCGAAGTCCTTGAGATCCTGTGCGAGGATTTCAGCCTGTCTCTGGGCAGGGGTGCGGTCAGAGAACAGGTTCTCGCCGAAGCCCTTCTTGTTCAGCTCATCGATGGTCAGCGCACGAGAAGGAGCGACCAGAGGAGGAGCCATGCGGTGGGTGCTGTAGCCCTCGCGCTCCACAGCGATGCGACCCTTGCGGGGCATAACCACAGGAGCCATCTTGTTGCCGGTGGCATCCTTGTACTCGACCAGCACCTCCTCGGTGGGGAACTGGTCTGCAGCGGTGTGGGTGAAATAGCGGTCACGCAGGAAAGAAGTAGCCGGGGTCATCTGCTTGATGGCCGCCAGCATGGTAGTAGTCTTGTACAGATCGATAGACATATTGTTGCCCTCCTCTTACATCACATTTTCGATGTAGATGCCGCCGTTACGCAGCTTCTGAACATCTTCGGTGGTCATGGTGTAGCCGCTCTTGACGATCAGAGCGCCCTTGTTGAACTGGCCTGCCACATACACCTCGCCGACAGCATCAGCGCTGGTGGCATCCACGGCATCGCACAGAATGCCGTAAGGCTCAAGGCCGGTGTCCATAATCACCAGCTTGTCGTTGGACAGAGCCAGCACAGTGCCGCGCTCCAGCTTGCCCTGACCGCTGGCGATAGTGTCGGAAGTGATAACCTGCTTGACATTGATGTCAGCGATCAGATTGTCGGGAGTCATCTCGCCCAGCTTCTCGTTGTAAATAGCCATAATTACTTACCCTCCATGTTCTTGACCGCATCGGCGAGCATAGCAACAGCCTGCTGCTCCTCGGTCATTTTGGTTTCCTCGACAACGGGAGCAGCGGTCACATCAGCCGCGCCGCTGTCCTTGGCATCAGCCATCAGTCCAGCCAGAGTCTTGCCGCCTGCAATGGCGTTTGCCATAGCCGCGTTGTAGACCAGCTCCTTTGCGTCAATGGGGTTCTCGCCGTACTTGGCGTTCTTCACCATCTCAGCATCACCGACAACATTCTGGATGCCCTCGATGCTCTGGATGCGCTCGCGCTCAGCCTTTGCGCCCTCGGCGCGGGCAGCATCCTCGATCTGGTTCACAAGGTCGGGATGTGCCTTGCGCAGATCTTCGATGTTCTTGATTTCCATCTCGTTCATACCTCCGTTTTTGTGTGTATTATTGCTATCCTGCGGTGCAGGGTTCGCACTGCTCTGAGGCGCTTCCGCGCCGTTGGTGGGTGTGGACAATTCAGCCCACTCCTCGGCACTCATCTGAGGGATGGTGTCGGGGATCTTGCCCAGACAGCAAGCCGCAACAGCCATACCGTTGACCATCAGACCGCGCTTGTCGGGGGACAGCTTCATGGTCACAGGCTCAACGCCCTCGCCGCCGATGACCTCCGTAGCAAAGCCACGATCAACGGCATCCTGTCCGGTCATCCATGTTTCCTTGTCCACCAGCGCCTTGATCTCATCAGCAGGGAGACCGGTGCGCTCGGCGTACACATTGATGCCAGCGCGGTTGTGCGCCTCAAGCTGCTTGATGGCGCTCTTGAGGTCGGGAACCTGGTAATAGCCATACAGGAAGCCAAGCGCACCATGGATCATGAGGTTACTTCCGCTGTTGACCTTGCGATCATCGCCGGCCATGAAAATGATAGAGCCAGCGGACGCGGCCAGACCGTCATTGATGGTCGTGACCTTTGCCGCCAGCCCTTTCAGCCGGTTATAGATGGCGATACCGCCGTACATATCGCCGCCCACGCTGTTGATGTGGACAGTAACATGATCTTTGCCGTTGAGCTGTTCCAGATCGTTCAGAAACTCGTCAACGGCGATAAAATTGCCGGGGATGGGTTCACCCGTCCACCAGTCGGTGGGGTGTGTTGCCACAACCTCGCCATACATGTTTACGACCGCAGAATTGTCCTCATCATCCAGAACAATGTTGTACGGCCTAATAAATTTGTCTTTCATTCAGATATACCTCCACCGATAGCCTCTATGTGTTTCGGTTTTTCCTCTGCAACACGCAGAAATGTTCGATTGATACGAACCTATGGCGTGTGCCGCCTCATGCGCGCTTTCATAGACAACGCCAGTATCGATACACAGAACTTGCTTGCATTGTTTCTTGCTTAATCTCAACAAATGCTCGCGTTCTTTATCTGTCGCCGGTCTCGAACACTTCATTTCTCTGAGCCTTTTCATATGAGCCGCGCTTGTTTCGCTGTTAAGATGACCTGCTCGAATTCTCCGGATTGTCTGCTCGCTATGTTTTTGTCCTCGATGAGCCGCAGACATCTTTTTGCGTGTTTCATCGGACACCAACAGACCACAAGTACCATCACCACCGGTTGTTAAGTTGTAACCGTTGTGGTAACTCCCTTTTTCTTTAATCCAAACAATTTCTCGATCATTCAAATCCGCTACCGCGCACTCCTCAAGGATCTCAAAAGAAAAAGCACATTCCCCATAATGGGAAAATGCGCTTTGCAAATGTGCGTTTGGATGGATGCCCATCGAAAGCTCTCTCCGATGCGATCTCCACCGTTTCCGAACATCAACAGATTGACCGATATACCACTTCCCATTTACGGTGTTAAGTATCCCGTAAATGCCAGAAATTTTGTTACCTATCGTTGTCGCCTTCTTCCTCGCCGTCATTGGGCGGCGGCTCCTGCGCCGGTGCGGTGCTGCCACCGCCTGCGCGTTTCAACAGTTCATTTTCCACAGCGAGTTTGTCCACATTCCGGGCGTACTCGCTGCCGTTCAGCTTCGTGGCTTCGGCTTCTCTGGTAGACAGACCGGCCTCGATTGCGGAGATAGCCGCGGCGACCTCCTTTGTGGGGTCGAGCTGGCCTGCTGCAGGTCCGATCCACTCACTACCGAGATATGCCTGTCGGATGATGGGATCAGTCAGAAAGCCGGGGGCGGAGATGCGACCACGCGCCACAGCCTCGGTCAGCCAGATTTCATAGACCGGCTTGCAGAAATCGTCTGCCAGCCATTCCCGGCGCATCCTAAAGCCTTTCCATGCCTCCAAGAGAGCCGCGCGGCTTGCGCTGTACGAGCTGTTGAAAGACATGAGCAGAAGATCCGCGGGGATCTCCAGACACGCACCGACCTGCTCACACAGGGAACGCATGAAGGTGTCAAAGCCGGTGTTCGGGTGAGTGGGACTGCCAAAAGCAACATCCTCGCCCGGTTCCATCACATTGACCGTTCCTGCGCCCATCTCGTACTCGTTGGGAGAG